CAGCGATTGGACTCCAACATACGATATATTCTTAGTCGCTAGCGAAATATGGCTTGAAAAAGCTTCTGCTGTCTCTGATGAATTTGATTTTCATGCTGATGGTGGCACGTTTCAAAGAGAACAGAAGCATAAGATGGCCTTGGAACAAGCATCTTATTTTGCTAGTAGATCTAAGGGCAATAATTTGAAGATGAAACAAGACCCTATGACTACCGTGTATTCTTTAGGGTATGAAGATAAATATTATAAGGATGACATCGATGACTACGAATCTTCACTGGTCTGAGATAGATAAAATCAAAATGCGCGAGGCTGCCGAAGCGCATATGATGGAAACTGTGTATAGACATGTATATTCTAGCTCTTTCGATGATTTCGGAGATATTGTAGAAACGTGGACAAAAGACCCTACTCCTATGATTGCTGGATTTTCGATGTTTGGCCATAGAGATATGGGATTTGGTATCGAAAAAGAACTCGATACGATGACTATTGTAAGCTACGATGCTATTCTTAGAATTCCATATGGAACTGAGTTGGACCTTCGAGATAGAATAGAAGTGGCTAATCTTCGTGGCGATTCTTCGTATACTAAAATGTTTGACATAGTCACTATTATTATCGTAGGTGTGTCGGCATATATCGTTAGATTGAAAATGTCGGAGCTGTAATGGCAGTTAGTGTTCGAATTACCGGTGCAGAGGAACTGATCGCCAAACTTAATAGGATGGGCGTAGAAGTTCCGACTACTTTAGCTACAGACGCCGCAAAAGCTGGGGGTGAAACTTTTGTTAGCTTTGCAAGAGATAATGTGTGGGCTAATTTTACACAGAGATCAGGCGCGCTATCAGACTCACTAAAAGTAGTTGTTACACGTGCAGGGTATGTACGAGCAGGTTCCTATGGCCTTGTATACAATAAAATACACGAATACGGCGGGGTTATTACTCCTAAACGAGCACGCACGCTATCATGGATTGATGATGATGGCGTAATGCGCTTCGCTAAAATGGTATATATACCAGCTAGACCTTACATACGACCTGCGTTTGATGAGCACAAGAGTGATATAATTGAATCAATGAGTACAGTAATAAAAGCGTACATGGATTCGGTGTAAAATGGCCGTACTGGAAATAGAAAAAGCGATTACATCTATATTGAAGAATAGCACGGACGTCGCTGCTCTAGTTGGTACACGCGTGTACGCGTTTAGATTGCCGCAAAATGCTACTCTTCCAGCTATAACATATCATCGTGTTTCTACGTATAGACTTATTACTCACGACCAAACATCCACTGGGCTTTCAAATCCCAGATTTCAATTTAATTTATACGCAAACTCAATAGATGTTTGTAAACAAATGTCTGCTGCAGTTAGAAAAGCGTTCTTAGGTTATCAAGCAGAAGTAGGTACTACAACTAAAGTTAGCATCTACGCTATATTGCCTGAAAGTGAAATAGATATTATTGAAGCCGATTTAGATTTGTATTATACTATGGTAGATTACAAATTTAGTCATAATGAGTGAGGTGATACATGACAAAGTTCGCTGCGTTTGGAACCGCCCTTCTAATGGACGGAACAGAAATTGCTGCTGTAACAAATATTGGAGGTCCTGGGCTATCATTAGACACTGTTGATGTTACTTCTCACGACCAAACGTCGGCGTGGGAAGAAGTGGCAGTGACTATTCTGCGTCAGGGCGAAATGACCTTGGATCTTGTGTTTGACCCTGCAGAAACTACACATGCAGATATTCTTGCGAATTTGGTTGGCAGAAGTTATGAAAGTTTTGAACTCCAGTTCCCAGATTCTGCGTATACAGAATGGACATTTGACGCTTATGTAATTGGATTTGAGCCTTCTATGGCTGTAGACGGTGCACTAACTGCTAGTTGCACTCTTAAAATCACCGGCGTTCCTGTACTAACAAGTACTTATACGCCATAATATAGGAGATTTAATATGACTAAATATGCTGCTTGGGGTACCGCTCTTATGAGGGGCGCTGTAGAGATTGCTCAGGTTACAAATATTAGTGGCCCTGGCATTTCTCTTGATACTGTAGATGTTACTGAACATGATAGTGCTACAGCTTGGGAAGAGGTTGTTGCAACGATCTTGCGATCTGGCGAAATTACAATAGATATTGTTTACGATCCAAATGCTGCGACGCATAAAAACGCGGCGGGTGGTTTGTTAAATGACTTGACAACTAGAACAGCGACTACGTATTCAATTGTATTTCCTACGGCTCCTGCGGTCACTTGGACATTTACTAATTGTTATGTTATTGGATTCGAACCATCTATGCCTGTTGATGGAGCGCTTACAGCATCTGTAACTTTGAAACCTACCGGTGCTATTAATATTACATAAAGGAGACGTATGCTTACAAAGGATCAAGTTTTAGGAATTAACGATCTTCAAATTGAAAAGGTAGAAGTACCTGAGTGGGGTGGGTATATTTTTGTGCGTGGCATGACTGGTGCAGAACGCGACTTATTCGAATCTTCTGTTGTAGATATTAGAGGATCTTCGCAAAAAATCAATATGATAAATGTTCGGGCAAAAATGGTTTCACTTACCGCATGCGATGAGAATGGGAATAGGTTGTTTGATGACGCAGATGTTATTGAACTCGGCAAAAAGTCAGCTTCTGCACTGCAGCGGATTTTTGATACTGCCCAACGACTAAGCGGCCTTTCTAAAGAAGAGACGAGCGTTCTGGAAAAAAATTAAAGTCGCGGGGCAACCGGCGCTTCTATTTCCGGTTAGCGTTGGAATTAGGTATGACTGTGGCAGAATTATTGAGCAGGATATCTAGTAAAGAATTATCCGAGTGGGCTATATTTTATGGATTAGAACCATTTGGATTTGAGGCTGATTATCTAGGACACGCTCAAACTTCTGCCACTTTAGTTAATATTAATAGAAAGAAAGGTTCTAAAGCAGTATCTGCAAAGGAGTTCTTTCCTAAGTTTGACGAAACTGCTGATGATGCCGTTGGTTTTGCTAAAACTGTAAATGCAATGCACGGTGGAGAAATGACTTATGTCAGACATAGGTGAGTTACTAGTTACTCTTGGTTTAGATGCAACCAATTTTGAAAAAGGTTGCAACAGCGCTAAGAATAGTATCGATTTATTGAGCGCAGGAGTAACAGCGGCAGATGTGGCGACGTCTGCAATAGGTGCAACTGCGTTAGCAGGATTCGGTGCATTTGGTATTGTTGCAGGAACCGCGGTTGCTGGTATTACTGCTGCAGGAACAGCGCTTACAGGTCTTGCAAAGGACGCTGCGTTTTTACCAACTATTGAAGAAGGTTTTAATAGAATATCAATATCTGCAGGTAAGTCTGGTGAAACCATGCTTTCTGAATTAACAGCAGCTTCAGGCGGTATGATTTCTGCGGCAGACATAATGAGAAACTTTAACCAAGCAGCGATGCTTATCAGTCCTACAATTGCGACGCAACTTCCTGAAGCTATGGGGTATCTCCAAAAAGTATCAATGTCTACTGGTACTTCTATGGAATATCTTATGAATAGTCTAGTAGTTGGTGTAGGACGCGCGTCTCCTAGAATTTTGGACAATATGGGTGTTCAGATTAAAGCTACTGAAGCGTATGAAGCGTATGCTAAATCAATTGGAAGATCAGCTGATTCACTCACAAAACAAGAACAATCTGTAGCCATATGGAATATGACAATGCAGAAGTTGGCAGAGAATACTAAGGCTATTCCAGATGTGCAAGACTCTGCTGCTGCGTCTATTCAAAGATTTCAGGCTGCTATTACAAATCTTAAAAATGAATTAGGCGTAGCGTTTTTACCCACGCTGGCAGATTTTACGGACACATTTGCAGGATTAGCCACCGAACTTAGTCCTATGTTGGTGAGTTTAGCTAGTGGGTTTGGTACGATGTTTAGTTCTATGCTAACAGCAATTCAACCTGTAATTCCTATAGTAACAAAGTTTGCGGATGGACTAAAACTTGTTATAGGTTTATTTAGCGAAGGCAAATTAGAAACGGGTGTCGGTGTTCTTTCCGCCGTGATCGGTAATTTAGGAAAAAATTTGGCTCCAATTTTAGAGGATGTTATAACATTTGGTTCGAGCCTTATATTTGGCATTGTGCGTGGTGTTTCTGCGACTATTCCTAGTCTTATGAGTACTATGAATGGCTTAATGCCAATAATTTTATCTGTTCTTGAGGAAATTATTCCTGGTGCATTGGAAGTTGGTTTAGAAATTATTACCAATCTCGCTAATGGTTTTGCGCAAGGTTTACCTAATTTAATTACATCTGCAGGATCGATAGTTACTGGTATTTTACAAACAATAACTGATAAATTACCAGGTCTTATGCAAGCAGGCACTAATATATTGCAAGGTATTACAAGTGGATTATCCACCGCTGTTCCTGAATTTGTAGGTAAAGCTCCTGAAATTATTACACAATTCGTTGGTGGTTTCACTAGTAATATTGAAGGATTATTGTCTGCAGGTGTTAGTGTAATAACAGCATTAATAAATGGAATAGCGCAAGCATTGCCTTTAATTATCCCAGCGGCATTACAGATTTTATTGTCGCTTCTAACCGCTATAATTAGCAATATACCAACTATTGTGGCTGCAGGTATTAATGTAATTCAAGGATTAGTTGATGGAATTATTGCAGCTATTCCTGTGCTAGCGCAACAGGGACCTGTACTTATAATGGCATTACTAAATGCTATTATATCGTCGCTTAACATTATCCTAACTGCAGGTGTTCAAGTTATTAGTACTCTTGTAACAGGTATTATTACTATGCTTCCTATGTTAATTGAAAGCGGCGTGCAATTATTGATGACATTAATCACAGGTATTTTAACTGCATTACCTCAATTATTAACTACTGGTATGACAGCGATTGTTTCATTGATTACGGGTATAGTTTCTATGTTGCCACAACTTATTACTACTGGTATACAACTACTTGTTACATTAATAACAGGTATTATAACTATGATACCACAAATTATTTCTGTAGCTGTTAGTTTGATTCCTGTGTTTGTAAGTGGAATTTTATCCGCATTACCACAACTCATCACAGCAGGTATTCAAATAATATTGGCTTTAATAACCGGCATTCTCTCTAATATACCCGCGATAGTTTCGGCAGCTATAGGACTAATTCCTGTAATTGTAAGCGCGATATTATCTGTGTTACCACAATTAATATCAGCTGGCATACAAATTATAGCAACGTTAATAATTGGTATTATTTCGGCTATTCCACAGATAGTCGCGCAGGCACCTGTGATTATTAGTGCATTTGTAAATGGAATTAAAGGGCTTGTAGGAGAAATGGTATCCGCGGGTGCAGCGTTATTAAATGGTTTAAAAGATGGTATTTTAGGCGCGGTGTCTGGAGTAATTGATGCTGTAATTGAAGCTGTTAAAAATATTGTAGCCGCCGCTAAAGGGTTTCTTGGAATACATAGTCCTTCAACAGTATTTATGGGAATAGGTTTAAATTTAGGAGTTGGTTTAGAGATGGGTATTACTAAATCAATGAAGGGTGCACAAATTGCTTTAGATAAAGGCGTTAATAAAATTGGAGATATTGGTTTTAGTTTTGGCGATTTTGAGGCAGTTACTCCTGAATATAAGCAAATAAATTATAATTTATCTATGCCTACCACAGCCAATGCAGGCGACGTGAAAATGGCATTCGAATTGATGGAGGCTTGGAACGCATGACAGCACCAACATTAGAGCGCATGAAATTTTGGATTGTTGTTCCAAAGTATGCTGAAAATCAGATAAAGAATCCAACATTCGCGAGTCCTGACTTTGCAGAAGATTGGGCAGTAAAAGGTGCAAGTGGTGTAATATCGACCGTAAGTGACGAATCTCGATGGGGTGTTTACTCGATGAAGGTAACTCCTGTTACTGGAGTAGATAGCGTCATTTATTATGCCGGACTTTCAGTCGAGAACGCGCTTGATTATACCTTTTCGTGTTATGTAAAAGGCGTAGCGGCGCAAACTATGCGTATACTGATCACGGATAGTTCGGGCACTGCTAAAGCTACTACTACTTTTACCGCTACTGGATATTGGCAAAGAGTTGAAGTGAAGTGGACTTCAAACGCTAATGCTTCGGACTACCAAGCTCATATTATTCGTAATTCGGTTGCGAGCGTATTACCGTTCTACGTTGACGGTGCTCAATTCGAGCAGAATTCTGCGGCCACAACTTTCTTCGACGGATACTTCCCCGGTTGCCATTGGACAGGCTCAATTCGTAATTCCACTTCGGCAAGATCTGATAACACCGGATTAGGTGGCGAACTTCTTTGCATAAATGATTATGCTAAAATTTTATCTGTACATGGTTTTGGTATGGGTCAGTGGAATCAAATTATGACCAAAATGACTACTGGTGGAGATATGTATCAAACCCATATCCGTAAAAGTAGAAATGTCAGTATGGTATTAGCATATGTTGGTGACAATCAAGGAGAATTGCAAGCGAGTAGAAAAATCATTTTGGATGCTTTGCGTCCTGATTTATTAAGTAATTTACCTGTTACTGAGCAATTTGGTATTAATATGCCTAAAACATGGCGTGGGCATGAGCAGCGCATTATCCGTTATCAAGGCTTCGATGCTAATGGAGTGGAAGCTACTAATCCGGTAGATATTGTTTGCGTGTTCCAGCCTTCCCATTCTGATACACCGAGTCTGCCTGTGTTCCAGAAAGATGTATTGAACTTCACCGTCCCAAGCGGCTTGTTTCAAGGCGCATACCAAGAGGGCAAGGCGCTTGACCTGTACGCCGATTTTCCGGCTGAGTTTATCGTGAAAAGAGATGCACAAGGTAATTGGTGTCGGTGGACTGGCAGTGCATACGCGAGTCTGATTACGGGGCTGAATGGCACTGTCCGTTGTATGGCAGAAGGACCGGATGGCAAGATTTACGTGGGTGGCGCTTTT